CTCCCACCAATCTACTCGCTCTGCATGCCAGCCGTTTTTACCGGCTACTGCGTCTGTATAAGTGTTAAAAAATAAATTACCTACCCCGTTAGGTGTAGAAAGCATAAATATTTTTGATCGTTTTGAAGAAGATATTACCGGGTAAACTGATTCCCAAAAACTATCCATAAACTCTGGCGGAATAAAGCCAGCTTCATCTAATAAAAGACATGAAATAGAGCTACCTCTAGCTGCATCAGACGTAGTAGTACTTATATTAATACTTGACCCGTTTTCAAGCTCCATACCTTCTTTAGCATAGGCCACTACTCCTGGTTTCATAAAATTAGGTAACATTTCGTATGCTAATTTTACTCTCTTAAATATATTTTTAGCTGTTTCTTGTTTATTTGCAATTAACAATATACTATAATCATTATTAAAACATACTAACCATAATGCTATAATAGTAAGCAGTGTAGATTTACCAGCTTGTCTACTTGATAATACCACCGTAAATCTATTCTCTACTAAAGCTTTTAATATACGTTTTTGATACGGGTAGAGCTTAATTGGTTGTTTTCCTTCATCTAGACTAACTATATAAAAGAAACGAGAAAAATGTAATATAGACTTGCGCGCGCGCTCCAAGTCTTCCACCATTTCTGGTGTCCATTCAAAGTTAGTTTCCGGAACAGGTAAGTTTTTATTACCTAAGTAAAATGATACCTGATCTTTTTTAGCTTTTGGCATTGTACATACTTACTATGGATATTCCAAATTATACACATAAATCATAGTGATGAGTAATATAATTCTTACTGACAACAAGTTCAATCCAGATAATGTTTGGACGTTACCGTTAAAGGGCTATATGGAAATGCCCACAGCTGGTGGGTTGCCTGTATATCCTGGCCCAGAGTTTTTAGAGCTGTTTGATCAAGAAGGCTACGTGATGACCGATCTTGAAGTTATATTTGCAGAAGAACATAGTTCTGCTATACATGTTCACTACACTCACCAAAACTGTATTAAAGCACCATGGTTTAAGCAAAAAGATATTGTTTATGAAGGCGCGAACTTAAATCACAGTTTATTGTTCCACCGCAAAGGGTTTACTGGAGCTGCTTTAGAACAGATTAAGCTTTGGTCCCAATGGAACACTCAATTATATAAACTTATTAAACTAAAACCGAAATGGGGATTAGACTTTTCTGTGGACTATACAGATAAAGAAGGAAATTGTATTGAAACCATACATTATGAACATGATGAGTTTAGTTATGATGCTATTGAAGCAAGACGTCAATTAGTAGAACCTATATTTGCGAATACAGATTGGAATGATTTTTCTAAGCAAATATTAAAACGTAAAGACGAATGGATTAATTTAGATTTATTTGCGCAAGGAGACTGGAAATGTGCATATTTAGGTATTCCTACAGATAGCCAAAAAATGATATCCTGGGCAGATTAAAGTTTCAAACAGACTGGTATTATGTAAATAATTGTATAACATGTTACCGTCTGCAAATAAGCTTACTTTTGAATACCACGATAAACTCAATCCAGAGATATGGGAGCATGGTAAGCTTAAGCCTGAAATAAAAAATAAGCTTTTGGAAGTAGCACAAGCGTTTTTAGAATCAATAGATTTAGATATTGATGTAGAGGATATACTCTTTACTGGTTCTTTAGCCAACTACAACTATACACCTTTTAGTGATATAGATTTGCATATATTAACAGACTTTAAAGAGTATAAAGTGGAACAAGATCTACTTAAGGACTATCTCAAAGCTAAAAAAACGGTATGGAACAGTGCTCATAACATACAAATTAAAGGTTATGATGTGGAAGCGTATGTACAGGATAAAAACGAAAAACATTACGCTACAGGAATTTATTCTATTAAAAATGATGCTTGGTTGGTGGCACCGAGCAAGGCTAAACCTATTAACCAAGAAGAGGTGTTAGCAAAAGTAAAGTCAATGAAAGATGCTATTGATCATGCTTTAAGCGATAAATGCGATTTAGAGTGTGCAGAGAATATAAAAGAAAAAATAATGAAAACAAGACAAGCCGGGCTTGAAAAAGCTGGTGAATTCTCTGTAGAAAACTTAGCTTATAAAGAATTGAGACGTTCTGGTGATTTAGAAAGACTGATACAGGGAGTATTAACCAAAAAAGACAATGAACTCTCTATAAAGAACGAAACATTTAAAATGTATACCAATATGTTTGGTATTGAAACTGGTGGTAAAGGAAGTAGAGGTCGTAGGGATCATGGTTTAACAGCTGGTGCTTCAAAATTAACTAAAAGTGATACAAAATCTGTAAGTCTTGTAGCCGCTACTCATAGAGAGATGGAAACCCCGTTTCACGAAATTGAAAATCTTAAAAAGAAAGAAAAGGGTAAAACCTATCTCATACCACAAACTGCAAGCGCGATTGCACGGTTTTATAATATGAATTTTGATAAAGTTTTAACTGAACCACGTGGTTTGAGTACTTCTGGTATTGTGCTTGGGTACGACTCCTCTGTAAACAAATATTATTTGCAAAAAGGTAAAAAATAATGAGCGATCAACTACAACAAGCAGTTCTTAATAAAAGTAGGAAAGATAAATTTCGGTTAATATTATCTTTACCGGATGCTCTTAAAAGTATCAATCAACCTACCGCAGAAATTAGAGGCGATAATAATTTAAGCTTAGATACTTTACAATATTCAGTTTACGGTACAGTTGTACCAGCTACCACTATTAATGCGATGAATTTACCGTTTGCGGGTCAAACATTAAACTTAACATCTGGTAGCAGGGAAAAATATCAAGATATTACTGTTAATTTTACTGTTGATAACGGATTCAATAACTGGTGGGTATTGTGGAAGTGGTTGGATTATATAAACGGGTCGCAAAATAGCTTATTTGATCCTAATAACTTGACTACTTTACCTACTTCCCCGGCTGGTTACGGAAGCTTGACAAATCTACAGCCCTATCAGACCACAATAGCGGTGTACGGGTTGGATGAATACAACAATAATAAAATCCGTTGGACGTATAGCAAAGCGTTTATTACTAATTTAACAGGAATAACTTATAGTTATAGAGATGCTGATCAGTTAGAGTCTTCTTTTACGTTTTCATTTAGTCAGTTAAATGCAGAATTACTTTAATTTGTTGAGGTTTCATTCCGAAAAAGCCTAAATAATAATATAATACTACTATGGCTACCCTACGTCAAATACAATCCCCAGGAGTACAAATCAACGAAATTGACCTTTCTCAAACAGCAACAGTACCAAACGGCACAAATATATTTGTAACCGGATTTGCTGCGCAGGGTCCGTCTTCTGAGATTATAAATCTTACTACTAATTCAGACTTTTTAAATATTTTCGGTGCACCAACAAATGCAGCTGAACGTTATTTTTATTATACAGTTAATCAATTATTTACAGGCGGTACAAATGCACAAGTAAGCGTAGCACGTTTACCATACGGACCTGATTTAGGAGACGGTTATAATTCAGACAAATATAGCGCATTAGTATTCCCAGTATTACCTGTTTCAGCAGGCGATACCCCATCTCATGCAGCAGGTTCTTCGTCAATTATAGCTCTTTCATCAGCACAGACATATTACTTTGCGCAACCAACACTTGTTGATCTTTCTTTAGCAGATTATAATAATATTAAACAAGGCACTATTAATTGGTCAGCCTTTGGTGGTGGTAACGGTTTATCATATAATCCTATTACAGGTTATTCGTCTCTATCTGCTAACAGTATTGGTATGATTGTCTTAAACGAAGCTAAGACAACTATTAACGAAAAGTTTGAAGGTCTTTATTTAAACTTAGCAGATAATCGTAACATTAACCCAAGCACACCTTATACAGCGGTGTTAAGTGCAGTTAGTATTACACAAGACAACCAATACAACACAACTTATCAACAGATACCTAATAGTCGTTTAACATTCGCATTAAGTGCAAATGCAACGGACAACTTCTCAAGTTTATCTCGCGATATTGAAAACATTCCTCAATACACAATTACATTAGCTTCTTCAGCTTATAACGATATGGCAGTGTTGTCGTTGTTTAAGGTAAGAACAACTCCATTTGCTCCAAACCCATTACAACTATCTTATAGCTTAGTTGAAGGTTATGCAACATCGTTCTATGCTAACCGCACAATACAAGATATTAACGGTGGTGCTCCACAAAACGACTTCATACAGAACGTTATTGACTCAAAGTCAAGCAACTTAACAGTATTAGTTAACCCTAACATTTCAAACAACGTAGCTTGGTTAGATGCTAACGGTAATGCAACAAAGTCAATTAGAGTACTTGGTGCAGGAGATGTAACTAATACAACTATTGCAGGTGGCTTTAGAGAAGCAGATGTTCTTTATCCATTAGGTGTATATTCACAATCTCTTGACACAACTAATGTAAAGCTTATCGGTAACGGTGCTGCTAAATTAGCAAATGTTTTAGATACAGCTTCAAATGCTGATCTATACGATATTGACGTTGT